CACGCCGGAGTCGGCCAGCGCTCTCGTCGACACGCCGCCGGTCGCGTGCTTGGGCTCCGTTACCGCGCCGTCCTGTATTGCCGCGGTGAAGATGCTGTCGACGCCGATTGCCAGCGGTGTGAAATCCGCGATCGGATCCCAGAAGGTTGCGTTCGGGGGCTGATTGGCGCCTGACGAGAGATGGGACGATTTGGCCTTATAGAAGGTCGATCCGACCGACGCGCCGTCGCTGATGAGGTAGTTGACCCCGCTCACCCATGTGCCGCGGTAGGTAAATCCGATCGACAGGCTGTCGGAAAGACTGTCCTGCGTAACAACGCCGTTCTTGAGCGCGCCGTCATCACGCTGGATCTTCGCCAGATTGACCAGTGTCTGATCGAGCGTGACCTTGACCGAATTGAGCTCGCCGTCGACCTCATCGCCGGGAAGCGGGGTCGTCGGTTCCTGCGCCTGGAAGTCCTGAAAACTGAATTGGCGATCGTAGGGGGTCGGCTGCGCCATCGGGGCCACTTCGCGATTGCGAGCCGGAGGCGAGACGGCAGGACGACGCCAATTGTCGCCCTAATCTAAGCCATAAAGGCGACAAAGGCAACAAATCAGGCGGCAGGCTTGCCGATCAGGAGTGGCGAACTCGTACCCGCCAGAATTTTGGCCAAATCCGGCTTTTTCATCGCCATCTGCGGCTGCTGGAACGGCATTTGCGGCTGCGCGGCGACTTGGGGCGCCTGTTGCTGCTGGCTGGCCGCGAATTGGCTCAGCGCGGAGGTGAACGCGTTCGCCAAACTGGGCTCTTCGGCCGCGGATGGGGCTGGAGCGGGCATCGCGGCCGCGGTCTGCGCTTCCTGCGGCGCCATCGGCTGCGCGGGAGCTGCCTGGCCGCCGAAAACGGGCGGTTTCGTGCCGTCGAGCTTCGCCTGCCAAAGGCTCGCGAAGTCTCGCGCCAGCATCCCCTGGCTTCCGCCATTCTGGATGACGGCTTTCGTGCCGACCAGGGACGACGCCGGCGCGTCGGGATTCTGCAGGATCTTGAGCGCGCCGCCGCCACCCTGCTGATGGGCCAGGTACAGCTCACCGGGGGTTGGATCGCGACCGAGCTTCTGCCGGAGCAGGTTGCGGTTGTCATTGGTCAGTCGGGCCGCCGCATCCGAGCTCTGGGCCGGATCGTAGCGGTCTGCCAGGCCGTAGTGCTTCGCGGTGCTGTCGATAAACTGGAACAGGCCGCCGGCGCTCGAGACGGGATTCTTGGCGCGCGGGTTCATCCGCGATTCGATATTCGCGATCTTGAGGCCAACGCTCGGGTCCAATCCGTACTTGGCGAACGAGCCTCTGATGATTTCGCTGATATCGACCATGGAGACAGCTTAGCGCAAATGGCGACAAAAGCGAAGAGCCCCTGACCGGTGCAATCGATCAGAGGCTCTCAGGCTTTGCGGAAGTCGACCGGAATGCGGGTATCATGACGCTCCCGAGAAGAGGCCCGTTCCGGTCTTGTATGCCCTGACCCTCCACGCTGGCCAGAGAAGGAACCCTCTTCTCGGTTAAAGATATCGGACTTCGTCGAAACCGCTGTAGTACGAGATCACGCCGACGGGCGGATGCTGCGGGTGCTTCTCTCCGGACGTCATCGAGAGGTAGAGCTTCTCCGCCAGGTCAGTTTCCTTGAGGTGCCACTTCAGAACGCGGCAGACCTCGGCGATCGTATCGGCCCGCGTCACCGCGGCGACGTCGGCCCTGATCTCCGCCAGCTTCTTGCGCTTCTTCATTTGTCCTCCAAGTCGGCCGGTGGCATGATTTGCGGGATTTCATGCCAAATGGCATCTTCGATCGGTTCAGCGTCCGACTGCTGCGCGGCCTGCCGAACCCGGTTGCGATGCTTCTCGGCCAGATGGTCGAAGAGATGCACGTCGTGGAGCGCGTTGTGAGCCGGGTTGGTCATCAGTCGTCGCGCGGAGTGCCGTCCGCCAGCCGCGTGATCGCGACATTGCACCACATCGCGTTGGAGCGATGCGCGCGAATGGCGAAGGTCTTGTCGGGGCCATCCGGCAGCTCGGCATCGAGCACGTCGTTGAAAGCCTTCGCCGCGGCGCGGACGCGAGCCATCTTCTCGACCTGCAACTCGGTTGGCTTCAGGTATTCATGCGTGCTGGCGTGCATCTGGTGCTCCCTGGAAACCGCTGCGGGATAGGCGCCGCGTCAACGGCTTTTAATCGAGTTTTGGAAGAGGTTCGCAGCCTCCGCCTATCGCCGCATTGGGAGACATTTTGCACGAAAGGAGACAACCGTCAAGCCGGATCGGATGCGAACTTCGCGGTGATAGTCCAAAAACTTTTGAAATTTGCAAAATTTAGCGGTCAGGCTCCGGCGTCCGGATGCACCGCGGGCCACCCCCTCCCCAGGGGGTCGAACCCGGTTTTTCGGGGTCGAGCGGGGCCGGTTCGCGCCTTCACTAGGCGAAGACTATTCAAGCGGATCAATGGGTTGATCGTCATTGGCGCGTAACAACGGCGCGCTAACCCCTGAATCGGGCGTCACATCCAGCGCAGCCGCGCCCCTTTGAGCCTCGAGCTGCTCGACTAGGCGCTCGAGCTCCGCGACGCTGTATTCGGCGAGCGGCTTGACCTCGTCCGAACGGTCGGATCGTTTCGGGTCCGAAACATACGCGGCTCGATCGAGAATCGTCTTTGCAGCGTCTACTCGAGCGCCTGCCGGCGCCTTCTCGTCGCGCATAATCTTGTCCAAAACCGTGAGTGCAACGGGCGCCATGTGCTGCATACGGCGCGTCGTCTCGATGCGGATCGCGGCAGCCACACGCGGGCGCCTGGCGATCTGTCGCCCCTGTATCCCCGCTTGCGCGTAGCCTGCAGCTTCAGCGGCTTTGATCGCGTCTCCGAACTGGACGAAATTCAAAACGAAATCATCTTCCTTGTCCGTCATCTCCGGCAGGAGATCGCGTAAGGCTGGCGGCTTGGTCATGGAAATCCTCCTTGTTTCAATGACTTTAGCGCCTTGTCGCTTTTTGTGCAAAATAGCGCTTGACGCGCTGTCTCCTTTGTCGCATTCTCCAATTGTCGAAAGGGAGACGCCCCCCCGCCGACCACACAAGGGAATAGGCACATGCGCAAGCAGGACACCTTCACCGTCTGCGAAGACCGGCCCAAAATGGATCGCTGGGACGTCGAGATCAAAACCTTCCAGTCCCGCGCCGAGGCCGAGCGCTATGTGCAGCGCAAGTACACGGCAGATGAACGTAACGGCGAGTGCGAGTTGTGCCAGCCCCGCATCCGTTACGACGCCGAGCACGAGTACGTCGGATGAGCGTGATTGTGCACGTCAACCGGCAGACGATCGCCCGCAACACCAAGACGGGGGAGAATCTTCCCCCGCTTATCATCCGCCGCGGCCGCCAGCGTGAATACGCTCATGAGGTCCAATTAATCGGCGCAGCACGTGTCGTCTACTCGCCGCACAAGCCCCTCGACTGCGGCGCCCGGCTCTGGATCGAAGCCGACGACGCCACTGCGGCCTGACTCTTCGACACTGCGCCGGTCCAATCCGACGCAGCACGAAGCGCCAAAGCTTCACTCACAAGGGAATAGGCAAATGGACACCGACGCCTTCATCGCCGCCCAACTGGCTCGGCCCATCGTATTGAACGTCATCACGACTTACGCAGATGGCTCGACCAAGATCCATGGTGTTCGCAGCATGGGCGCCGCCGAGAACTACGCAATCGGAGAGCGTCGAAAGATTGGCCGCAAGCTGATCGACCGCGAAACCGGCGAATCCGTTCAAGTCGTCTCTGTCGTGATTAGCAACGCCTGACATTTCGGCCTTGGGCGCGTCACTGCGCCCAAACCGAAGCGCCAAGCTTCAAGCCCAATCCATAGCAAAATAGGAGATACAGCCCATGAAGATCGAACCCCGCAGGAGACAGGACGCGCCCAAGCGCATCCGTTCGCAGGCCCGCAAAGCGGCCACCATGTTCGGCAAGCAGGCTTATCTGCTCTCCAGCGCCGCCGGCAAGTGAGGACGTCATGAGCAAGCCGGACATTCGCTTCTGCGACCTTCCTGTCGGTCGCCACTTCGAGTTCAGCAACTCCGAAACGTTCTCTTCCATCTGCAAGAAAACATCGCCGATTTGCTACACATGGCAAGACGGCGATGGCCGAGAACTTAGTTCTCGCGTCACAAAGCCCGTCCATGTGTGGGTGCGCCCTGTGATGGCGTATGCACCCGCGCTCAAGCTGCGCAAGCGGCCGGTAGCATTTCGTGTAAAGGCGCCCGAAGGAGCTGGTTGGTCCTGGTTGTACTACACGGACGAACAAAAGGCGGCCGAAAGCGCTAACAACCTTGGCGTTGATTATGACGGTCTCTATGTCCGCGATGGAACACCGCTGACAACCTAACAAACAACGCCCCTTCCAAACCTTCACCCCAACAAGCAACGCGCTCGGCATGGCCAGCGCGAACGGGAAAGCTCATTCCAATGACAAAGCGCACCAACGCCGGCCTAGTCTACAATCAGTTCGAGAACGCATTCTCGCACGTCGCGACCTATGTCGTGCTCGGTCGCAGCACAGACGACAAGGGCGATCCGGTTTGCGTTGCCAAGGTCGCAATCAAGCGGGGCGCATCTGGCCCCCGCACAACGGCCTTCGTTCATTGGCTTGGTGCGCCGCTGGCAAAGGGGGTCGCCAACGGTGGCGGTTACGATAAGGATTCCGCAAGCGTCGCAAGCGCGGCGCTGCGCCTTCCAGACGACATTGTGGGGCGCGACAAATTCGACCGCGCCGCCTTCATTGATGCCGCATCCTTGGACGGTGGCAAGCGCTGGGATGACGCCGTGCGCGATGCTGGCTTCACCGTCATCCAGGCGGTCTAGACATGAGCCCCGAAACCCTCGCCGGCCTCGCGATCGGCTGGATGCTGATCCTGTTCGCCGGTGTCACCGTCAACCACGTCCTGTCTGCTCGAGAATATGAAAGGCGCCGGTCATGAATGAATTTCAAGCCTCGATCCGCACCGCGCAGATCCACCTCTTTCTGGACAACCCCCGCGCCGCCCTGATCGCCCTCAAGCGCGCCTTGACGCACGCCAACCGGTTGAGCCCCGCGCATCGCAGCGTCACCATGCGCGCCATGAACTGGACGCGAGCTGCAGCGAGGGCGTCATGATGCTACTCGCAACCGCTCCGACGCTCGAAGCTATTCGCGAGAGCGTTCTGAAGTTCTACTGCGGCACGCCGATGGTGCTCGCGCCGATCGGCGTCGATACTTGGCAAATTATCCGCCAACGCGATGGTAAGGTTCTGGAGGGTATGACGATCGTCAAACGCCGCGGTCGGTTCCGCTTCGAGGGCGCGGCATGATAGCAGCCGCATCCTGCCTCATCCGCTTCCTCACAACCTCGGCCTTCCTGTTCTGGATCGCCTACATGCTCCTGAGATAGCCCGCCGCGAGGCGGGTTTTCTTTTGCGCCTTCAGCCGCTCGCTGCGAGCCCGTAGAGCGGCCGCGCCCTTATCCGGCTTGACCTCCCCCCGCTGAGCCTGGATATCGCCGCACACGGCCTTCCCTGCCCTCGTGAGACGCCATAGGAACTTTGGCTGTTCCTTCACAGGCGCATTCGGCGGGGGCTTGCCGGCATAATCCGCATTTTCGACGCGCTCGACCAACCCATGTCGGTTGCAATGCGCCATCACCCATTGCGCCCGCTGCGTCGTCATCCCCGCCCGCTTGCCGATGTCGCTATGCGCCATCCACTCGCCGCTCTCGAGCGCCAGTAAGGCCCGGTCACGATCGCTCTCACCCCACCGCCCTTTTGGCTCGCCCTTCGCCGCCATGGCGCGACGCGCGGCAATGCTCGCCTTGTGAACCTTCTCCTGCTCCGTCGGATAGAGCTCGGCTCGCAGCTTCGCCGTCCTGGCCTCCATCCTCGCGCGGCGCCTCGCGGCTTCAGCCAGTAGGATGGCTCGCGTAACCTCATCGATCAGGCCGTCGTCGCTCATGCCCCACCGCCGCGGTGCGAATTAAAATAAATAGGCGATTTTGCCAGGGATTTCATTTTCGATCCTGTCGGTGTTTTCAGTTGGCCGATTGGCTTTCTGGATGTGGCGCCCTTCCCCGATTGGTTCCCCGCTACCTAAGTGTAGCGGGGGGAACCAATCGAAGGGAAAAAGATGGGTTTGTCAGACCAATCGGCGACCAATCGGGACCAATCGGGACCAATCGAGATTAAATCAAATAATTCTAACCCATTGAGAACGCTTGGTTTGTAAGATAAATCCTTTTTGGGCGAGAGCCATTCGAAAGTTGGCGAGATTGTGACGCTCGATTGGTTTCTCGACCAATCGGGGCGAGCCTTGATTGGTCGCCGAACCATTCGAACTATGGCTGCTTTGTGGCAAATTAATTCCTTCGGGAATTTCTTCCGAATTATCAATCTCGCCGGTTTTAGCCTGCCAGGCGACGCGCCATTCCGTCGTCGAGACCGGCTGCGCCTTGTTGCCGACCTTGTACTCCGTGCCGTACTTAGTCTGCGCCGCGGCCGTCAGGGCATCGAGTACCTCGGCTTCGCGGTCCGTCAGCACGCTGTCGAAATCCTCCATCGCAGACCCGATCTCGACCACGGCCGACGTCACCGCATTGCCGTTCGAATCAAGCCCGAGGTCCACGCTCTTCAACGAGAAGGGGATCGCCTCCGCGAACTCGAGGTCGCGTTGCTTGGTCACATGGATCGCCCCGTCCTTGATCTCGAGCTCAGTGTCGAGCGCCGCCTTGAAGCCCGACCAGCCGCGTGCGCCGCGCCCCTCCGCCTTGCCTGTATGGTGGATCAGCATGGTGTGCGCCTTGATGGCCGCACGCACCTCGTCGATGTTCTTCACGAGCGCACCACCGTCCACCGAGCTGTTCTCGTCGCCGCCGGCGAGCACCCTGGAGAGCGTGTCGATGGCGAGGATCGCGCATGGCATTCCAAATTCCGCTTCGGCCGCCCTGATCGTGGCAATCAGCCTCTTGCAGTCGACCTTGTTCGATCGAAGGTCCGCGGAGACCGAGATCAGCACGAGCGGCAGATCCTCGGCGCAGCCATAGGTCACGTCGTAGGCCTTGTATCGCTTGCGCACGCCGCCGCCGCCTTCGGCCGCGAGGTGGACCGCAAGCCCCTTCTCGACCTTCCTGCCGGCCCATGGCTTGCCCGCGGCGATGTGGTAGAGCCAATCGATCGTGACGAAGGTCTTGCCGGCGCCCGGCGGCGCGTAGAGCATGCTCATGGCGCCCTGGTCGAGCAGCCCTTCGATGAGCGGTTTGGCACTCTGCGTCAGCGCCATCGCCGACGCGGACCTGGCGCTCTGGTATTCGAACGGGTTGTTGCCTGATGTGACGGGCATGTCGTCAACGCCCTCGGTTTGGCCGAGGTCGTCTTTCGCCAGTTCGACCACATCGAACTCGACGTCAGCGCTGTCGGCGCCGATCGGCTTCTGGCGGTACTGCGCCGCGTTGTTGACGATGACCTCGAGCTGCTCCGGTTCCCACGGCGGCTCGCATCTGTCGTTCCAGTGATCGAGCATCAGATCGAGCGCGTCGTCGGGCGAAAGCCCGAAGTCCATCACCCTGGCGGCGACGCGATAAGCCGCGGTGTCGCCACCATCGCCCTCTCTGGAGAGCTCGGCGTGGTTCTTGAGCCATTGCTTCGCCCTTGCTGCCGCGATCGCTTCGTCAACACCACCGAGCGTTTCGACGTTATCCGCCTTGACTGGCCTTGCGCTCGTGACCAGGTCGGTGAACCATTGGGGCGATAATGCATCATTTGTTACGTTTTCAATTTCATAGCGTTTTCCATCGATAATCGACCCTGGGCCGACGACGTAGCCACCATCGCCCCTGATATCGAGCCCTTCGCCGAGTTTCGAAGCGCTGTTTCGGACATAAGCGCCATCAGGCATTGCAAGATACACATGGCGACCATGCGTCGGCGTACTAACGGTGAAGGACACCGGCAGATCATCGTTCCTGAGTTCAAGTGATTCCAGAGAGAGCGATCCGTTCTTTCCGCCTTTATTGTCGACGTCGAGAACGACCAGGCCATCGCCCGTTGCGATGCCGATATTGTAGTCCAGCGGATCTTCGCTGAAAGCCTCGGACCAGAAGCGGCGTACCCGCTCAGGATCGGACGAGGCCCTGGTAACTCCCCCTTCGACTGCCGGCGTCTTGCCGTTCGGCAGCAACGGAAAAACGCGACGGCCTTGCTTTGCCAGGGCGACCGCCTGGCTGCGGAGAGTTTCGTCTGCCATGGGGTCTCCTTGTAAGGCGTTTGTCGCCTTCTACGATTGACTATCTAAGCGACAACGGCGTAGCTTGTCTACGTCGATGATGGATCGGCGCGGGAGAAGACGATGACGGAAGAGCAGATCAAGGAGGCCGCGAAGGCGCTGAAGGAGGGACTCGAAGGCTTCCCGGCACTGGTCGAGCAGCACCTAGAGGCGTCGGGCCTGTCGCAGACCCGTTACTCGCTGGAAGCCTACGGCTCTGTGGATTTCGTGCGCCTGCTGCGCGCCGGCCGGAACTTCCGCCTCGACACCCTGGTCAAGGTGGCGACGTTCATGGCCCGCGAAGAAATTCCGTCGCCTTCTACGAATGTCGCTTGACAAGCGTCTGAGGATACATGAAACGTATCAGGGCGACAACGAGACATGGAGGCGACAGATGATTGCGGTGAGGAGGGTTTACGCGCCAGGGAACGGCGCATGAGCAACGGGGATGCGGCGGATGAGAAGGAGGATCTGATGAGTGATGCGGCGATGAATGCGAAGGCTGGCGGCAGGAGGCAGAGCGGCGATTACGCCGCGCTTCAGAGCGTGCTGGATGAGGCGTATCGCCAGTCGGCGGAGGGCAAGGGCAACGCCCGCCACGCCAACGACAAGCCCTTCGACAAGCAACCGATCCTCGAGATCGGCCGGATGGTCGGCCCCGGCTTCGCCGCCGGGCAGGTGATGAAGAAGGCCCAGGAGGCCCTCGGCATGGCGGCCCGCGGCGAGACCGAGGCCGCTGCCAACGAACTGCTCGGCGCTATCGTCTACGCGGCGTCGGCCGTGGTGTTGGTGCGGGAGAAAGCCGAGCCGGCCTTCAAGAACGGAGACTATGTCGAGGGGACGATGTCTTGGCCATCCGGCGGAGTTCGACTTCACCATGCCGAGCCGCCTCTCGATACCTCTCGTCTGATCGAGCCGGAGGTCGCGCCGCGGCCGTTCAAGGTCGGCGATCGCGTTGACCTAAAAGCAACCGTCTCTGATTTCGAACCCGAAAGAGGGAAGGTGACGTATCTCGGCGGGGGCTCAAAGGTCTGCGTTCTGTGGGACCAGTCTGGCGAGTCCTGGCACTATCCTCAGACCCTCGTCCACGTCGACTAAGCGCCCGAGCGCGCAACTGCTGACTCCCTCTGTCAGACGCTAGGACCATGATCCTAGGCATAAGAATTTAACGCCTCATACCTTCAGAATAAAAGGGGACTATGCCTATGACCACCCTGGCTTTGGACCTTGGCACGACGACCGGCTATTGCGTCGGCGACAGGCGCGATGCGCTCGTCTCCGGCACTTGGAGCCTGAAGCCTGGTAAGTTTCAGGGTGGCGGGATGCGCGCCGTCAAATTCCGTCAGAAGCTCGACCAGCTTCACGCGGCGCTCTGCATCCGGCAAGTCTTCTTCGAAGGCGTCAGGGCGCATAAAGGCGTCGATGCTGCCCATATTTTCGGCGGGTTGATGATGACGCTGCAGGAATGGTGCGAGCAGCAATCGCCCCCTGTTCCTTATGACGGCGTTCCGGTCGGCGTTATCAAGAAACACGCCACCGGCAAGGGCAACGCGAACAAGGAGGCGATGATGGCGGCGATGCGGGAGCTCGGCTTCGAGGTGGTCGACGACAACCACGCCGACGCGATCGCACTGTGGCTGTGCCAACAGGAGCCCCGCCCATGACCACCCCCTCAACCTCCGCGCAGGGGCCGTTGGCCCGACCGACGCCTGCTGAAATCGAGGCTGTGACAGGCGTCCTCCAAGCGCACGCAAGGGGCGACATCTACCTCGACGTAGCATCCGGCCCTGAGTTCAGTCGAGATGTTGTCGCGCTGATAGGCCGCCTCACCGCCTCCCCATCCCCTGCCGCCTCGCCTGCGTCACCGAGCGGGGTGCGGGAAGCGGCCCTCCATCTCGCATTTGAAATCGGCTATTGCTGGCGCGGGATGCTCGTTGGACAGACGCTGGAAGACAGCAGGGCTGTTTGCCGCACGTTGGGCGCCGACATCTTCGACGGCCTCAACATCGACGCCAGCGAAGTCCCTGGCTTCGAGACTGCCGACATCGGCATTTACCACGCCAAACGGGCGATCCGAAAAGCGCTCGCCGCCCTCGCCAGCGACGCCACCCCGGCTCCGACGAGCGGGTCTGAGGATGGGGGCGATTGGCGCCCTGTCCTCACGGAGATGGTCGCGGCAATGAACCGCTACGGCCATGATATCGGAGACGGCGATATCCCGAGCGCCCACCGTTCGTTGATGTGGCGGGCCGAACAGCTACTCGCCAAGCCCGCCTCTGAGCCTGCGGGCGGGGATGTGCGGGAGGCGTTGCGTTGGGTGGAGCAAAATCTAGCTGCCGCCAAGCGCGCGATGAAGACTTCGGCTGAACATAGCGACGGGCGATCCAATTTTGCGGCGCATGATGCTCACAAGCATCTGTCGACCATTGCCGCCGCCCTCTCGCCCTCTGCCGGCCCTGCGGGGGAGGGACAGGATTGGAAGCGCATCGCCAAGGAAACCGAGGCGCGCGCGAACTTCCTTGCCGAGATCATCCGGGATTGCCCCGAGGCTCGCAACGTGTGGGGGCAGCGCATCGCAGACGAGGCCGCTGACGCTCTAGCCGCGCATCCCGCGCCCGCCACGGTGGAGATATCCGACGCAATGATCGACGCTGGTTGCGCAGCGTGGGTCAAACTCTACCCGGCGTTTGATGGCGAGAAGCCGCAGCCAACTGCGGGCGATGTAGTCAAGGCGATCTTGTCCGCCGCCCTAGCGCCCGCGACCGAGGGGAGGAAGTCGTGAGAGGATCTGATGTGGCATCCGCGCGGCTCCGGCCAGAGCCTAACGAGATGCGTGCCGATGTCATCGGATTACGCGTCCGCTGCGATAACCGCCGCAAGCTAGGCATCAGCGATTGCGAGACCGAGGGCGACGGCGAAGAGCAGGCCACCCTCACGGTTCCGCTTCTGATGCTAGAGCGCGTCGTTGGCGCTCTGGAAGCTCATGCACCGCGCGTAGTCGTCAACCCTTGGGACGGTTGCTTCGATGCAGCCATGCAGGCCGTTCTCTGTGGTGGCCGGGCAAGCCGAAGGGACTGGAACAGGCCATCTCATATCGAGATGCGCGTTGTCGAAGGTTTCTCCAACGGTGTCATTGTCATGGTGATGAGGGACGGAACGGTCGGTCCTTACACGCCATCTGGCTGCGACATGGTGGCGAGCGATTGGGAGATTCTGGAGAACAGCCCCGCAGGTCTCGCGGATGCGCACTCAAAATCCCCCTCCCGCCCCGCCATGCCGAAGGAGGAAGACACCCATGGGTGAGCTGACGAAGGCCGAACACGAAATGCTGCAATCCTTTCAGGGCGTGCTCGCAGTCGGTGATTATGACTACGTGCCCGCGCATTATGCGGTCGGCGGCCCTGTATCGAAAGAACACCGCGCGACCATCAAGGGCCTGCGGTTGCAGGGGCTGTTGGACATCGCCAGGGGCGGTCAGGACGATGAAGGCCGCGTCATAGGCGGCACGTTCTACGGCATCACCCCCGCAGGTCGCGCTGCCTTGGAGCCCCGCGATGAGCGATAAGCTGGACGAGAAGGCGGCAGAGCGCATTACTGGCGTCGCGATTGTGGACGCACAAGGCCGTCTCTGGGCTTTGCCCGCACCGCGCCGGCATCACCATATCTTCGCGCTGGCTGCATTTATGGGCGAGAGCGCAGAAGGCAATTCGCGCGGCCAAGGCTTCATGACGAGCGCCAATCGCTTCGTCGAGCGCGCCGACGCTCTGGATATCGCGAAAGCGTCTGGCCAGACGCGCCCCGGCGCCCAGCTTGGGCATCAACTCTATTCGGAGGATCTATGATGAGCGCTGACGCAGCCACTGCCGAGATGCCGGGCGTGTACAGGATCGCTGACGAGTTCGAGCGCGAGCTATTCGCGTGGCGCGACCTTCCGTCGCGGGACGGTGCAGCCCTGCGGGCCTGTGCCTATGCGCTCGCACAGAAGGCGGAGACCCTCTTCGCCCCGATCCTGGGGGAGAAGGAGCGGCTAGGGAAGTGCCTTGCGAAAGCAAACGCCAACACTGAGGAATTCGAGCGCCGATACTATCTCGAAAGCGACCGCGTTGAAGACCTCGAAGCCCGCGCCCTAGCCGCAGAAGCCGCGCTCGCTGCGGAGAGGGAGCGGGCCGGACAGTTAGTTCGTCTTCTCGACCAGCAGATGGGTACGCCGTGCGAGCAGATCCGATATCAGCAGGACATCGATAATCTGCGCGCGATCACGACAGAGGCGATCGACGAGATCGAAAGCTGGGGCGCATATGCCAGCGAGTATTTCCGCGATAAGCACGATCTCACCGGCACGGTTGCAGACCTTCGCGTTCGTGCCGCAGCCATACGGGCGCAGGCCGAATAACCCCGAACCAGGCGCTTGACACGCGTCTCCTTTGTCGCCTATGTAGCTAATTGTAGATTGACGAATAGAGAATAAGGAGACAGTGCAAATGGAGCAGGAAAGAAGGCGACTGGACCGCCCCACGGTCGGCGAGGTCATCGCATTTCTCCAGCAGTTCCCAGCGGACAAGCCGTTTCGGATCGAAGATCCGGATACCAGCTGGACGATCTCCCGCATCCACACTTACGCGGATGCCCACGCCGTTTGGTTCACCGGCGAGTATGGTGAGATCGGCGGAGACGACCTGTGACAACTCTCTTCCCGTACCAGGTTTCCGGGGCGCAGTGGCTGGCCAAGGCCGGCCGCGGGCTGCTGGCAGACGAGCCCGGCCTCGGGAAAACGGCGCAGGCGATCGCCGCAGCGGCTGCCGTCGGAGCCAAGAAACGGTTGGTGCTGTGCCCGGCTTCCGTGGTCGAGAACTGGCGCCGCGAGATCAAGCGCTTCGACTGGAAAGGTCACGACGAGCACCTCTGGCGCGTCGAGAGCTACGACATGGCGCGCGGCCGCAACTTCGAGTTCCTGATGGGGATAGGCTACGACCTCGTCATCTGCGATGAAGCGCACATGCTGAAGACCCGCGACACGAAGCGCACGCAGGCCGTGTTCGGCAAGAAGTGTGACGGCGTCGGCGGCCTGATCGAGAAGGCCAAGCACGTCTTCCTGCTGACAGGGACTCCGATGCCCAATAATCCGTCCGAGCTCTGGCCGATGCTGCGCGCCGTGATGCCGGACGCCCTCATCGGTCTCAAGACCGGCAAGCCGGTGGCCTATTGGCCGTTCGCGATGCGCTACTGCAAGATGGAGCGCAACTACCTCGGCCACGACACGATCGTCGGCGGCAAGAACCTGCCCGAGCTGCGCGAGCGCATGAAGCCGTTCGTGCTCAGGAGGAAGAAGAGCGATGTGCTTTCAGAGCTACCACCAATCCGTTTCGACGTCCTCCCGCTCGCCGGCAAAATCACGATCCCGCCTGACATGGCGGATGAGGTCGCTGCGCAGATGCGCGAAGTCCAGAAGGCACTCGAAGACGGCGGCGTCGCCGCTCTCAAGGCGATCGCACCACACGTCGCGACGCTGAGAAGGCTGACCGGCGTGGCGAAGGTCGCGCCTGTCATCGAGTGGGTGAAGGACCAGCTTGACGGCGGCATGGGCAAGATTGTGCTGTTCGCGCAGCATCGTGAGGTGATCGAGAACCTCTACCAGGGGCTCGCCAAAATCACAGGCGTCGTCATCGTGAGTGGCTCGACCACCGATCGACAGGCTGCCGTGGACATGTTCCAGAATGATCCACTGGTCCGCGTCTTCGTGGGACAAATTCAAGCCGCAGGGACCGGCATAACGCTGACCGCCGCGAGCGACCTGGTCTTCGTCGAGTCGGATTGGGTTCCGAGTTCGAACGAACAGGCCGCTATGCGGATTCACAGAATATCTCAGAAGAACGCCTGCACTGTCCGCTTCGCCACCATCGCCGGCTCGATCGATGAGCAGATCCAACGCGCCTGCGCTCGAAAACTCGAGGACATCCGCGCGCTTTTCGTTTGACTTCCGTGTCGCCTTTTTCGCAAAGAGGAGAGAATACAATGAATATCAAGATGACCCTGCATTCGGCCGAAGAGTTCACCGCAGCCGCGGCGTTCTGCACCGCCCTGGCCGAGGCCCGAAGGAAGGAAGATGCAGATCGCATGACCGCGCCCGAATATGCTTTCGGTATCGATCGCGCGATGAATTCGATCTGGCGCCGGGTCGAGGAGCCGTCGGCCCGAACCGTCGTCAAAGAGGACGTCACCGCCGGCGAGATCGTCGACGCGCTGCATGGTGCGCTGAAGGCCGAGACCACTGCGGAAGATGCCGATGGCGTCGAATTCCCCGCCGCGGCGACCGAGTCTCCGAAGAAGCGCGGTCGCCCGCGGAAGGAGGCTCCGGTGATCGATGAGGAGCCGTCGCCTGCCGCCGAGCCCGAGCAGCTCGACATCGAAGACGCCATCGCCGCCGAGCACCCCGATGTCGAAGCAGAGCGTTTGCGTGCGGCGGCTGCGGAGGCCGAGCGGGCTGAGCAGCAGCAGGTCCTAGCGCAGAAGGCGGCCGAGGAAGCCGCGCGAACTGCGCTCGATACGTCTGTCGTCATCGAGCCCGAAGACCCGACCGTCGGCTGGACCACCCAGGACGCCCGCAACGCCGGCCGTGCGCTGCTCGACCGTGCGCCGGACGTCGACACCGGCAACCGCAAGCTCGCCGCGACGCTCGTCCCGTTCGGCGTGCAGCAGGTGAAGGCGCTGCAGCCGGATCAGATCGAAGCGTTCGTGGTCGCGACGCAGAAGGCGGTGTTCTGATGGGTGTGCAGCACACGTCCGGCCCCTGGAATCAGTTTGATGACGGGGGGTCTACGGGCACGATGAGCTATGGTCGCGGCTATGCCGACTGCGTGTGGGGTCCAGAGGGGCCGGGCCATGGCGTCATCGCGGACTGCTCGCCGAATGGCCAAGCGCCGACAGACGAAACGATCGCCAACGCCCGCCTGATCGCCGCCGCGCCTGATTTGCTGGCTGCGCTCAAAGGTCTTGAGACCATCGTCTCCGAGATCCACGCGAAATGGGACGAAGGCATGCGAGCGGGCAAGCTGCTCATCGCTCTAATGGACCCGTCTCTTCGCTATCGCGCGGATGTCACCGCAATCCACGCCGCCATAGCCAAAGCGGAGGGCCGGGCATGAGCGCGCAGCCCCACGCCGCACGCGGCCACGCCCGCCTGTCCCCGAGTGCCAGCAAGCGCTGGCTCGCCTGCCCTGGCAGCATCCGGATGC